GGCGGCACCCTGCTCAATCAGTGCCTGCGTGGTGCCCACAGGGGCCTGGGAATTGATGTCAGCGATCTTTTCCTCGGCGGTGGTCACTACACCCTTGGCAGCCTTGTCTAAAAAGCCCAAAAGCTCAAATAACACGGGGCTTGGGGGGTTAAAAGGCATGGGCATCGCAATCTTGCGGATGTCATCCACGCCTGGCGCAGCTTCAATCTCAACTACCTGCGTCACATCGGCCTGAACGGACTGGCCAGAGACCTTGGCACCCTTAAGTTTGAGCGTGGCAGGGGCGTTATTGATGTGCGCTGAGTCTAAAAGCGCCCGTAAGGCCCCTGTAAGTGCTGCTGCCAGGCCACCAATGAGGTGGGGCATGCCAATAGCGTAGGCACCGCGCCATGGGATAAATTTGTACTCGACCACCCAGTCGAGTTTTTCCATGGTTTCATCACCTTCTTCCCAGTTGCGGTACAAACCGACCACTTCACGGTCGATTTCATCCACCATCAGGATGTAAGGTGCCATCTCACCCTTGGAATAAGTGTCATCTTCAAGCTCGAGGTAGGTGTAAATGTGAAAAACACGGCGCATGCCGTCAATGTTTTCCTCTGCTTTACGTCCTTCGATCTTGTTGTTGGCTTTTTCTGGCCTGGTTGGCTCAGGTTCCAGGCTTACGCGGGTCAGACTGATGTCACGGTACAAGCCTGAGTCGATTCGTTGGTTGAATTCAAACTCAGTGATGTCGTGAATCTCTGCAGCACGCTGTGCGGTGTAAAAATTCGTGGCTGCAAACGGGATTAAGACCTTGTCGATGGGCAAAAACTCAGCCACCGGGCGCAGTTTTTTGTCGTCCCAGTACAGTTTCAGGTACTGCGAGCCGCCAAGTGGCAGTTGCGTGAGCAGTTGCTCTTGCTCATCGCGGAATTCTTCGATCTGCTCGGTTAGCTGCCAGTTCATCCAGTCGCGTTTGCGCTCTGCACGCTTGGTTTTTTCCTCGTCAGTCTCGCCAAGGATCTTGGTTTTGACCGGGCCATCAGGTGGGAATAGCTCCTTGATGGTCCTCGAGGCGAAATCCACGCAAGCTTCAGCAATAACCGGATGCACTACTTTGCTGGCGCCGAAAAACGTAGCGCCGCCAGGGGCGTCCTTGCCCATGCCCGTGCGCTTGATGCCCTCTTCATACTGCTTATCGCGGTCTTCGCGTGCTGTTTGGTCCTTTTTCAGCAGGTCCAAGTAGCGCATGGCCATCGAATCCAAATCCAGGGGATCGATAACATCGGCCAGGTTCTCGTAAAAGTCGGGATCTTCAAGCGGCCCTTTGGTGCTTGGCATGTGAACCACTGCCGAGCCGTCAGGAAGCTCCTCAATCTCAGCAGTTTCATCGGGCAACTCGGCTGACAGATCAGCAACGGGCATCTCGTCATCGGCCATACCGCTAATGAAGCGGCCATAGTCCTGCTCAATAGGCATCTCAGGCATGTTTGTATCCTCGTTTAACGCTATCAAGCGCTGACTTCTTCACGGCGCCGCCCTTCTTTTTCTCGGTGCGGACATCGGGCAACGGCACTTTTTTGCTGTAGTAAGGCATCAAGACACCTTCGCCCGTTTCAATCATGTCAAGCAAGTAGTTGCGCACATTGCGTGGCGTGGGCTTCACGCCCATGCCGTTAAGCGTATAAGCGGCTTGGCGCTCAAGTAAATCTAATGCGTCACCGCGGGGCGATACTAACCCGGTCAATTCGCCACCACCAAACCAGCGGCCAGCTTGTGCCGTGCCGCCAGGCAGGCCTAAGCCCTTGGCGATGTCCAGCATTTGCTGTTCTGCAGCGCCATACTCAGTTGAGCCAAATCCACCCTGCTTAGTGAAGTAGGGGTGAAAGCGGCTTGCTTGCGTTTCGCCCGACGCTTCATGCACGTCAAGCACCACTGACTTGCCAAAGTCACCGGCCTTTTGCGTGCCATATGTTGGGATTTTGTAATTGACTGGTATGTCTGCTTTTGACAACTCGCGCAGGTCAAGATTGCCCTCAAGGACATTTCTCACGCCTTCACGATGTACGGGCATTAATGGCAGACCAGTGCCGTACTTTTGCTTGAATGCTTCCATCTCGCGCTTGACGGTTTCCTCATCAAGCGGCAGGCCTCGCGCATTCATATCGCGCAGGAATTGGCCGACTGCCATTTCATTTAGGATGGAGTTGCGCGCCGATGCCGGAGCAGTGCTGTAGATAAACTGATTAAATTTTTCCTCGGGTATGCCGCGCTCAAGTGCCGCCATCTTCATGGGATAAAGCGAGGGGTAAAAAGTTTCACCACCCAGGGGCAGCCCGCGTTTGATCTGCGTCTCAATGAGCGCTCGATTACGCGGGTCTTGGTAAATTTCGTCGATGTAACCAATGTTGGCCTTTGGGGGCGAGTAGCGCGGGAATGCTGTTTGTTCAATGCCAGGAAAGCCTTCCATGGCGTCTTTGATGAGCGATCGATCAAATGCCTGCAGTTCAGCACGAGGCGGCTGCCAAGGCTCGGTGGGCTGCGCGAGGAACTGTTCGGCCTTTTGGGCGCGTCGTTCAACAGCCTCGGGCACATTCTGTAAACGATCGCCTATTGATGCGGAGGCGGGTGCATCAATCAATTTGCCAAATTTCTTTTCAAGGGCCGGTTTTTGCTGCTTGGTCCAAGTAAGGTTTTTCTCAGCGATTGCAGCGGCGCGCTTTTGCACATCTTCCGGCGCCATCTTGGGATCTTCTTTAGCGATGGCCTTGGCTACTTTGTTGGCTTCATTCCTTAGCTCACGCGCTGTATAAGCCGCAGCTTTAGATGCTTTGGCAATCTTCTCAAGCTTGCCGCCGCCAGCCATGCGCACAGCACCGCCCATGGCTAACTCAAGCGCCATGGTGTCAGGGTTGTCAGATATGTGAACTCGCCTCATGGGACCACCCTGCTTGTAAGGGGTTACTGGCACTTTGCCAAACATCACGGCGCTCGGCTTCGTTGACTGTGGATTGATGTAACCGGCATATCCATAGTCGCGGATTAATCGCTCGAGCGCATTGGTTGCCTCAGTAGGCTGCGCCAATCCTTTGTTAGAGCTTGCCGTCATCGGGATGCGCGTGGTTTCTTTGGCCAGCATGTTAAGCATGAGAGGGTCAGCCGCCAGGTCATAAAGATTTTCACCCATGGCACGATAACGATGGGGTCCTAAGCCAGGCTCAGGTGTCACGCTTTCATCGGTGTAGAAGTAAGTCCTGGGTCTGACCGAGCCAGTGCCACCTAAACGCGCGGCCTCCTCGCCCTTGATGCCCGTGCCGTAAAACGCCGGATCTGTTTCAGTCAACCCTGCCTGCTTGCTGAAGTGCATCATGGGCATGTTGACGAAGGTGCCCTCTTCGGGCTTGATCAGTCCTCGCAAGTAATCAGGCATTTCGCCTTCGTACTTTGTGCTTAAAAACTCAGGCGGCAAAAGCACTGGCTTTTGTGGGGCAAACTGAAAGCCATTCCATGCTTCTTTCAACTGTGCATCAATCTCTTTGACTAATTCAGTTTTGCCGCGGCGATTGGCCTCGTAGCGCTGCATGTTCAGTTCATTGATGGTGCGCTTGAGTGCGGCATTCAGTGGGGTGTAGTTAACCGTGCTGTTTTGGCCTCGAGTCTCAGCACTCATCGCCAAGCGTGCAAGGGGCGAGTACATTTGACTGTGGGCTGCCCAGGCAGTCTCCTCACCCTTGGGGCCAAACTCGTTGCCATGCACTGCGTGACCGAAGAAGTCATGCACAGCACGGAACTTTTCGTTCTCATTCAATCCGGTTTCAGGATCGACTGCCTTTAAGTAGGGGTGCTCATCACCACCCTGGAAGACGTACAGGTGCTTGTTGCCGTACACATCCTGCAGCATTTGCTTGCTGTTGCGGTAGTTGCCCTCGCCTGCCCGGTGATACGAAAGGCTTATGGGCAGACGCTTAAATTGCTCGTCGGTCTCTTTGGCTAATTGCTTGTAAGACGCAGCTAGCAATTCATCGTAGTTCTTAGCGCCCGATTCTTTAACGACGTCAGGCATTTGCCTGGCATATTCATTGAAGATGGTTTGTTTATATGTCGGGTCTTCAGTGGTCGCAAGCATGAAGGCGCGGCCAATGGGCGCCTGCTTGAAAATGGAGCTTTCAGAAATCTCTGGCAGTTCGTAAGGCCTGCCGAAGGCCTCTTGCACATAAGTGTCTGCTGACTGACGAACAAAGTTCGCCGGGTCAGCCATTACTTGCTGTACTGCTTCATTCGTAATTGGTTGCGGAACATCGCTTCCAGTTCCTCCTGCGGGACGCTGTCCGGCTTCAGTCCCATCGCTTTCGAGCGTGCCTCGACGCTGGCCTGCAGGCGCTTGAGAGACGCTAGGACGGACGCGGTAGAACGGTCCTTCTGTGGCTGTTTCATATGTCACTCCTTGGACAGGAATTGTCGCAGCCTTTGGTGCTGAGACTTCAGGAATATTTGCTTTTGTTGCTGTTTTTGCCACATCTTTAATTGCGCCCACTGCGCCAGGCATGGCTGCGGGAGTCCACATTTGGGGCAGGATGGGCGGCAGCTTAGACTCGCGTATCAGGCGCTCTAAGCCCTCGGCAGTGCTCTCAAGGTACTCGGGGCCAAGCTCCGTCTGCATGGGCCTCATATCGCCTGTAATGAAGTCCTGAGAGGCTTCTATGGCGCGCTGTAATGGCCCTGTGTCTGAAGGGTCGCCGCTCTTGATTGCTTCTTTGATAAAGGTGCCGGCAGTGACGGCAGGTGATACCAAGGTGCGGCCAACAATTGGCAGGCCCGTAAGTGCCGCATCAATACCGCCAGCGAAACGCGGGGCCACTGACTCGATGTCTTGCAGAATGTTGCCTTGGCCATAGCCTAGCAATGAGGACACACCGCGCTTGGGCGTCTTGCCCATGAAGCGGTCAACAGGATTGCCACCGGCCTGCATCCGTGGCGCATTCATTAGCTCAAGCAGCATCGTGTCGAGATTGTCAGAGATGCGGACAGCACCGCCCTTCTTGTAAGGGATGGGCTTGCTGAACTTCTCGCGGATCTCAGGCGTGATGTCAAAGCCGATCTGGTCCATGGACTTTGACTTGCTGTACAACTCGTCAAGGTATTGCTCGGCCCTTTCAAGGCTTCGGAATCCAGGATGATCTGGTATCGCAATGTCGGTGTCAGCGTCGACCACATAGTACCGATCGCCTTGCAGCGAAACATCAAGTGGTCGCTGTTGCGTGATGCCTGGGATGGTCCTGACATTGTCCTTGCCAACCAGGGCCTTGAGCCTGCCGGGGACGATCTCATCGTAGAACTTGCGCATTCCTGCTTCAGTGGACTCGCCCTTAGCGTCCTGGGGGAAGCGCAGGAAGGACTTGTACCCGTCAATGAATGCAACGCGGTCGTAGCCCTCATCGACTGCGCGCCTGATGATGTTCTTCAGGGACAGGTCAACCCACTCGTTAGTGTTCTTAACGAACGGACCGGCTGGGGTTCGCTTATCTCCACGCGTTTGAACCAATTGCAAGGCTTCGTCAACCGCCTCTTGAGCGTTAATCTCTTTATCGCCAAGTCCAGTGTTAGCGATGAAGTGGCCGTCTTTGGTGCGGACTTCCCAGTACGGCCTATCAGCAGAATTGTTAACCGTGGCGACCAAGTCATCCTTTGTCAAAGGCTTGCCCGCAAACCCTTTTTTGCGGCCCTCTTGCGCCCAGTCAGACTGAAGCTCCTCGATGAAGAGGACGTTTTTGTTGTCGGCGTCCACGCGGTCATTCATCCTGATATGAGATATGACGTTGGGATCTGACCAGTGCGACGAGCGGAAGTTGTCATCGTACTTTTCTGAAGACGGGACCTTGAGCAAGACCTCGCGGTAATTTTTGCCGCCCGGCTCTTGATACTCGTGGTACTCGGTCAGCCGCTCCCCAGGCTTGGTGCCATAGCTGTGAGTCCGGCTGAACTTGTTGATGTCTTCTTCGGCCTTCATCGCAAACTCGGCGGCGTCCAAATCGTTTTCCGCAAGGGCCTTCTGATAACGCTCATCGGCAAGCTTGCGCAACTGAATGATCTGCCTGTAATCGTTGACATTCAGGTCTGGCATGTGCAGGTCGGCAAACCCCTTCATGTAGGGCGGTATGACAGATCTACTCAGGACCACCTCTTCGACATCGGGCATGGTGCCCTTGGTCAGGGCCTGAACTTCTTCGCGCGTGATGTTGGGCGTGGCCGCAAGCTTTTGAGCTATGCCTGCATCCTCAAGGCGCTGCTTGCTGATGCCTGCCCGTGTGAACTCATTGAGGAAGGCTTGCCCTGGCCCTTGCTTGCGCTGCAAGGTAGTGGCCGTCTCTTCGATCGGGTTGTAAAAGCCAAGCTTACTGACCGGCGCATTGACATTCAGGGGTGCTGCCATGCTTAAGGCGCTGCCAAGCGGACCCTCGCCAAACATGGCGCGATCGACTTGCTCGAGGCCTGTCCGGCCCAGTGCTGTGGCACCGCGTGTGATGGCCTGGGTTGCAGGCTTGACGAATGGCGTAACCATGCCGCCGATGTCTGTCAGTGCGCCGACGTTGCGGCCAATCTCACGCAGGTTTGCCTGCGATTGCTGGCGCTGTGGCGATCCTTCCATGATGCTGCCGGTGTAAGGCACCGGGTCTTCAATGTTGCCAAATAAGCCACTAGCAAAGCCGCGGCTGAGCGCACCAAGCGGTGTCTCAGGCGTGGACTCGCGCATCTGCTTTTGCTTGGCAGCCTTGGCGGCCATGGGATTGAAGTTGAACATCTGAGTGGGATCGCCACCGTCTTGCATGTGGACTGCGCCGCCAGTGCGGTATTCCTGCTGGCCTTTATCACCAAACCTAGCCTGGAGTAAAGGCGTCAAACCCTGGTAGCTTGATCCAAGCTCCTCGTCTTCAGGCTGCTTCGTTAAGGGCTGAATGTCAGCGGGAGCGCCTAATAAATCCTCTTTCCATTTTGGGAATGCCTCATTCCAAATCTCTGCTTTTATATCTCTTGGCTGATCAACCGCCGATTCGGTCATCGTGTAAGCCAGCGGGTTTTGCAGCACATTCACAAAGGTTGAGGCCAGCGCAGGATTCTCATAAACCTGCCATGCAGCCTCGTCAATCTCTTGGCGATTAAGCTTATCTAATGGGTCCGAGCCATGGTACTTGGGCACTGAGTCAAAGCTGTTAGGCCCCGTAGGCTGCGTTTGACTAATCAAATCCGAAAGACCACTTGTTAAAGCGTCCACATATTCAGGATCAAGATCCTTGATGCGACCAAGCAACTCTGCTGGCGACTGGACATCTGCGATGTACTCGCCAATTTTCGGTGTGTAAATGCGATCCAGACCCTTCAATAAATTCCACGCGTCTTCTTCAGGAAGGATTGTTAAGTCATCCTTTACTTGATCGAGCGGCGTACCACCACCTTGCAAACCAACTGCACCGCCACTAGCGTATTCGAAGTTCTCGGGATTGCCGCGGATGGGCTTCTTGCCCAGCACGAGCGGTCCGATCTGGATGATGCCTTCCTCAGTGCCAATGATCGGCTCCATGGTCTTGCGATCGTAAAAGAAGCCACGGCGCTCGGGGTCATAGCCGATCTGGGCGTAGTCCTTGCTGCGCAGGGCTTCCATGGCCCTCTCAACGGCTTCCTCGTCACTGCCAGGCTTGTAAGCGCCGCGGATGGTAGCGAAGGATGATTTCTGTTTTTCACCCTTGGCCACCTTACGGGCAGCCCCAGTGCCGGGCATCATCTTGGTCTCGCCCTCAAGCATCATCGTTGGCGTGTAAATGGTCTTAGGCTCATCAGCAGGCGGCTTTAAGCGATGCTGTGATGTAACCCAAGTGCCCTTTTGCGAGTATGAGGGGATGTCGAGCCTGCTCAGGATTGTCTCGCCTGGCGTTAGCACATCAGTGCGGCCAAAGTCCTTGGCCTTGTCCTTGGATAGCGCTGCCAGTGCTTCTTCAGCCGTGGCAGGCTTGGGTATGAACTCGTAAGGCGTGACAGGCTTTAGCTGGTCAACGATGGCGTAGTACTGCTCGCGGGTGATCTTGCCCTGCTCGTAAAGCCTGGCAGCCTGCTGCAGTTCAGGCATACGCTTGGTGACATCCTTGAAGTTCATGTCCAAGCGGCTGACGGCAGGCTTGGGCGCACCGTACAGCATCTCGAGTACCTTCTTCGCGTCTGTTGGCTTGGGCATCATCGGCCTCCGTTTGCGCGGGATGATAACCGTTTGCGGTTAGCTTGCATACGGATTGGTCCTTACGATGCCTGCGTCCACATAGTCCTCGGGATCGTAGTCATCAGGCGGTAGGGGGTCGATGTTGAGCCAGCTTGCGTCCCTGAGATACCTAAGCGCCTGGCTGAAGGCATCGCAAAAGTCATCGTGGTCGGTATTCGGGAAGCTGCAGATCTGCGTGACCATGGCCTCAGCCCAGTCGCGGACATAGCCCGGCCTGTTGCTGGACTCGGGCACATACACCCTTCCTGCTTTCACGATGTTGGCCACAATCGATAAGCGCTGGATCTTGTCAGCCCTGCCAGGGTTGTAGGCCCTCACCGGGATGTGCGCGCGCTGCAGGTCTTGGATCAGCACGATGCCGGCGGCTTTGTCTTCGACCAGGACCAGGTCCACCTTCTTGGCGGTCTTGCCCTCACCGAAGATGATCTCGTACTCGTCAATGACCTTGGGCTTCAAGTCAGGGTACTGCAGCCGGTCCTGCCAGGCGTCGATGATCAGCACGCACATGCCACCGTCCTGGGGCTTGAAGACACCGAAAGTGATCGATGCGGTGGGGTCGTTGACCGTCTTTTCAGTGAAGGCACAGTCATAGGACTGGACCACATACTCGAGCTTGGGCAGTTCCTTGCCGGCAGGCCAAAGCTTGAACCAATCCCTTTGGACAATGCCGCCCTCTTCGGGGTCGATGATCTCAGCGTAGATCTCCTGGCGGCCAAGCTTGGTGCCCTCGTACTGCAGGATCTGACGCTTGAAGTTCTCAGACAGGTTATCCAGGTTTGAGTAAGTGCTGGCAGTGGTAAGCACCACATCATCACCCTCGCGGCTGATCAGGTCGATGATCAGGTCCTTGGGCTTGGGTGTTGTCGTGCAGATCAGCCTGGTCTTCATGTCAGGCAGCTTTAAGCGCATACCAAACTGGATCTGGTCCCAGGCTTCTTGGATGTACTCCCATGCGGCTAACTCATCGAGCCAGCCACCGTGGAACTGTGGACCGCGGAAGCGCTCAGGCTCCGAGGCGGGTATGCCTTTGATCAGCGAGCCGTTGGTTAAGCGTAGCTCATGCAGAGCCTTATTGTAATCAGCGATCAGGACCGCAGGAATCACGCTCAGGAGGCCCGAATCACCCTCGAAGCATGTACCCCTCACGTCACTGCTCGTTGGGGCCG